CGCTGAATGCGGGATAAGCTCTTAGAGAACCCCCTCTCTCGGTTGAGAGAGTGTTCCTCACTTGTAAATGAGGAACTACTCTAAGGCGGATCCTGAAGTGCATTTACCTCGTGACCCTTATTCCTAAACGATCGGATTTCCATCCGATCGCAAGGTTAATGGCAAACGTTGCAAAAGCTCCAAGGATTCGGTGTGACGCTCTGGTTGGTATTATACCATCCATTTTGGGAATCGGAGTAATAATTAGCTCACGGCATTTTTGCCATGGGTCGATCATTACGCTCGGATCCCGCATATAAAAGGCCTGTGCTTCTACCATAGAGGCTTCAGCTTTAACAGCTAAAGCTTCTACGACAGGAAGACAGTCTTTTATGAGCTTCATGCGCTCGGCTTGGTCAGCCGGCTCTGGAGAGATTACCGAATTCATCTCTGAAATGGAAATTTTCCATTTCATAGACTCCATCGATAATTTTTCCGCCTCCTTAGCCATCATTCGAGTTATAACTCCAGCACCGTAAGTCTCGAAAATTTTCGAGACCGAAAGGTTACTGAGGTTACAACTCAGAGACTCTTCGATAGCATCTGCAAAGGCTCGCGCCTTTATAGATATACTATCAACAGACTCTCCTTTTTTGGGAATGATAGCTAGGAGTTTTATCTTCTTCTGTAAAAGATCGATTAATCTCGATCCTTTACCGAGAATATAAAACAGAGGCACCAAGGACTGGGTTTGCCCTAGAGAAATAGTCGGAGAAAACCCCCGTGGTTCGATCTCGCAGAAGAATCCGTATAACAGATGATATCTGTGTACGTTCTCTATGAGACCAAATACGGGGAAAGGCGACACCTCGCTTCCTCGATATTTCCATCTCTTTGCAAATTCATATGTATCAACTGATACGTGTGATTTTGTTTCTGAGATAGAGACATCAAGTTGGCGCAGTATAGCTTTGTACTCTGCCGCTATGTCATCATGTGCAATCACTATGTCATCCCCTAACAGTGAGTAAGCTTCAGTAAAGGCTTTCGTAGCTTTCATTGAAGCGAACTGTACTATTAGGTGATGGCATAGAGTGAAAGACGCCCAAGACGAGTAGGCCCCCATAGGTTGACCTGTCATATATTTAACAGGTTTCCCTTTGAGGTCGAATTCGTAGTGGGTCATGATGTGCTCCCAAGCTAAACTCTTCTTCTTCCCTATCAAATGAGATAGAAGGATTTGCTGTAGTTTTACAGGAAATCTATCTGTCGCATTAGTAAGGTCGAAGGAGTGATAGCTTGTTGAGGGTGGTCCTAAGTCAAGTCCGCTACCTTGATTAAAGGTACAATCCCGAGGTAGTTTCTTAAGAATCTTAAACAGGTTCTTATGAAGCCTAACCATCGAGGTTTGTGACCAATAATCAAGGATAGCGAATAATCGACTTTTACCTTCTCGATCAGGTTTTACTGATAATTTTCTTAGGCGATGTGTCATCGCCTTGGGGAATAAGTCAGCAATCTGATCTTTAAGGTAATCTGGCCAGCTTTCTAACCGCGTGAAGATCTCTTCAAGAAGAGGTCCTCCTAAAGTTAGAATCGCCTCTTTTAGGTCTTTTGGTAACAACCAAAAGTCCGAAAGAGACGATACCAAAGCTGGACCATTAGGTCCCATCCGTGATGTTCAGTGATAACTCTCGAACTCAGTCTCGATCCTATTGATATTATAGTATCGAAGGAATACCGGGATAAAGTTTATTAGCTCATCGCTAATAACCCCTCTTGGT